TACAGAACCGCTTCGCCTTTTTGTGGGCGATGCGATCTGCTGGCTTAAGTCCGGCGGCTGCGGAGAAGGCTCCGTGCTTGATTAACGGTGACGACATCCTTTTCTCTTCGACGCCTTGTGCGTCGGAGAATTGGATGAAGCTGGTTGGCGAGTTGGGTCTTGAGGTTGAGCGTACTAAGACGTCTGTCTCCGGTGAGTATGGTTCTTTGAACTCTACTCTTTTTCGGTGGCGGGGAGTTGACCTTCGGGTCATTCCCACGCTCCGATTCGGGAGACTTCGTCCTTCGCAGTACGTGAACTCTCTTTCTCGTGAGTTGCGAATGTTTGTCGCTGGGTTGAAGAACGGCGCCCGTTTTAGGGCTGGCGTCGTCTTCTTCCGCTGGCATCTCGGCTTGTTGAGGTCAACTAGATTGACTCTTCTTGAGCTGGGATTCAGAGGGACCCTTGCGGCTCGACTTTCGGAACTCTTTCGTTTGGCGCCAGTTGAGCAGCCTAGATTTCAGGTTCCTCCTGCCCCAGTGGGCCATAACGTCGTTGTTTCGACTGATTTGGCTTCTTGGGTTCCGGAGGATTCTGTTTCGTCTGAGCTGTCTCAACTTAACGCTCGGGAGACGGCGTCGTGGAAGTTCGGCTTGACGTTTGTTCAGCTTAAGGAGCGTGCTACCATTCGGTACTACATGCGCCTTTCGTCTGTGAGACGTCCTTGTCCGGTTTACACGGGCCGGGAGGGCGGAGTGAGATATAGGCTGCTTCCTGAAACGAAGAGCGAACGTTCCAGACGTCTCGCTGCTTGGTTTCAGCAGCCTATTGAACAGAAGGAAAAACGGTTGGCTTTAATGGATTCCTTAATTTCGTCGACTCAGGTCAACGAATTTGAGGTTCCTCCAAGCTACTCAGAGACCGTGGGGGGGGATTTGGGGTCGCGCCAGGAAACTGGCCGCTGGACCCCGAAGAAGGAATGAACGGACGTAGTTGCCACGTTGAAGTGTGGTTTGTGCGGAACGTCCGGACCGCTTCGCCGTTTGAGCGAAGAGGAGCATAGGGACTCCCTTTGACCCCGGCACAGACGGTGCTGTCACCTCTTAGTTTCAGAGGGGGGTAGGGGGCCCACGGCCCGTGCATTAGTACGTCCAACGTGGTGGACGCGGTGAGGCGGCTTAAAATCCGCGGCTGCAAAAGTAAAGAGTGCAGTGCGTTCCTCTTCGGGAAAGCAGGATGTAGGCGTGTTGTAGGACACCC